GCCAAGGTTACAGGCGTATTCCTTTCCAGCGACGAGACGTGGGGCAATCCGCAGACGGGCGAATGGACTCACATGCACGTATTACCTGCGTCGAACATGGTTTTCAGACATAAACGCTTGACCGCTGGTCAGAAAATGGCTGAGTACCGGGAAGATTACAGAATGGTTCAGCAAGCACTCGGCGAATACTCACCGGAAACAGTTCGGAATGCCGTTGCGGTTTTGCGAAGTGAATCATTGTATCGCAGCGAAAAGATACTTGGCGTAGCCGAATGGTTCATGAAGTTGCACGAACATCGCGGAACGTACAAAGACCAGAAACGGCGCGCGAACATTGTTTGGTTGGCAGTTGCGACCGCACCAGTCGGATTCGCGCACGTTCGTAATTCCATGATCGGAACACTCTTGGATGACATCCAATCCGGCACGGTGTTCCGTGAAATTAAACGGCGGTTTGAAGAGAAAATACATCCGCTGAAATACCAACGTCCACAAGCTGCGCCGTCTGCTGGAAACATCGCCCAAGCTGAAAAGATATTCAAAAAGCTGGACCTTTACAAAGCGTTGGATCGCAGATTTGCACGGCTGGAAGAAATCAAAACCATCTGGAAGCCGACTCCTGCACAATGGGAAGCAAAAACAGATGGAGTATTCGCCCATTTGAAACCAAAGGTCAATAAAGATGTTCCGAAGAAAATGGTCATTCCAAGCAAGACGATGACTTGGGAAAAGTTTGCGAAAATGATACTTCCGTACGCTCAATCGATTGAATTCTATGTCAATCGGCACGACAGCTTCACGGCGCTTTTGACCGCTGAACACGAAGACGCTCCGCCGATTTTGCAATGGGACCACGAAGATCGCCGCAATCCTGTTAGCTGGTACGTTTACAACGGCGGTTCATCGGCAAGTCAATGGAACCTGTCGCCGGGATGGACCAAAGTAACAGGCATTACGTACCAGCCGTCCATGTGGTTCGAAGAAAATGAACATCAAGGAAAGGCACTTTTCTTCATCATCGAAGGGGCCAAGGACACGCATATGCAGTACGGCGGTTCCGGAAATGCGCTTTTCCCTGAAATGTTGAAATCCGAACTTCGGGAAGTTCGTTCGACAATCGAAGCGTATTCCAGAAGCGCACACGTTTCCGGGTACGATGAAGCTACGGCGTGTGGGGTTCGTTTGCGGTATGGTTCGGATTGGAGCGTGAACGTTCGTGTAACAACGGAAATGGGCACGTCCGAATACAAATTGGATCGGTGGGACTAAACGATGAAGATGCGGCGCGGCAGCGAAATTTCAACATTCCAAGCGTGTAGGCGAAAGTGGAAATATGAGTGGATCGACAATCTGGTGTTGATCCGCCCGTCCACGCCGAAATTCTTCGGCACGGTTATGCACAAGTTTATCCAAGTCCTGAATGAAACACGGGATTGGGACAACGCATTTGCCACTGGCGAAGAATTGATGCGGGAAAAAGGCAAAGAACTGGACCCGGCAACGTACCAAGAACTTGCCGAACTTTACGCCACACTTACCATCGATTATCATAAGATGTGGGATGATTCGAAACGCAAAACTCTTTTCACCGAATTGACGTTCCGCGTTCGGATCACAGACACTTACCCTACGGATGACTGGTACACTGGGACAGTCGATCACATCTTTCTGGATGAACACGGCATGTTGTGGATCGAAGATCACAAAAACGTCAAGCGCATGGACAGCTACATCACAGCCGCGCAGAATGACGCACAAATTACCCGATACTTGGGTGCTGTCACGTTGTTGCTAAACGGCCAAGGCGAAATCTTGGTCAACGGGAAATGGGAACCATTCACTGGCGGAAACAACCGTATTGAAGGATTGGTTTATAACCTTCTTTCCAAGTCGCCTGCACATCCTCCAAAGAAGCTATCCAAAGGCGGATTGTCGGTTGATAAGTCGCAGCGTACAACGTTCGCACTTTATATCGAAGCGCTGAAAGAACACGGGCTTTTCGGGAACATTCAACCTGATCCCGAACATGAGGGGCATTACCTTATTCCAAGTGACCATCCTTACCACGATTTCCTTGTCATGCTTTCCGAACAAGAGGGGCCGGACGGTAACCGATTCTTCAAACGGATCAAGGCCCGCCGTACGCCGCAAGAGTTGCAAACCGCGTTCAATGAAATGGAAGACATTTTCGATGACATGGACCGGGCAGAACGAGAGCAGCGTTTTTACCGTAACCCGACACACAATTGCAACACTTGCGACATGCGTCACCTTTGCTTTGCAGAAGCATCCGGCGAAAATGCAACGTACATCCGTCAAACGATGTACATGACGAATCCTGATCGCGTGGAGGATGACGAGGATGCCGATACTGAAAGCTCATGAATGTCGGGATATGCCCGAACACATGGCAATTCGATGTGTCGAAGTCTTGACAGGGTTCCCATCATGGCGGCTTGTTGACATGAACGAAGACACGCGTTATGGGATTAAGTTTTGCCCATACTGCGGTCAGAAGTTGGAGGCCGGGGATGAATCCAAATGAAAGAATTATGGCAGTTGCAGTTGCCACTTCTGCGGTCATTGCGATTATCTACATGATTGTTAGACTACTTTGGATATAGGAGGGTAATACGTGGCAAATTTCCTTGGGCCTTCGCCGGAAGAAAGACCAGAAGGCAGACAAGTCGTTCTCTATGGTCCACCGTTCGTCGGCAAAACATCATCGCTGGCCGATCCTGATTTGAAGGTACTGCTTTGCGACATGGACCACAACACAAGTCCGCTCGACAATGCGGACAACGTGACGGTGTATCCGATTGACCATTTCGACACCGACAAAGACGACACGAAGCGTCTTGGCTATGATAACTCCTATATGGAGTTCAAGCGCAGTATCGAGCGCGGATACTTTGTCATCAAAGGCGAGAAGGTTCCGGTACCGAAAGTGGACGTCGTTGCATTCGATGGGTTTACCCGGTTCGAAGAACTGGTGAAATATTGGGTAGCCAACGTATTTGCACCGAATCGTTCCAGAGAAATTCAGGGCAAGTTCGGTGCCCAAACGGATTGGGATGACTTACAAAGAACGGAGGTCGAAGAGATTCGGGATTGGCAGTCCATGACGCGTACCAAAGGATTCTGTTCTATCTGGATGGGACACGACATGGCGATCAACAGCGAGATTACCAAAAAGGCAGCTAGAATCCAGCTTGCTTTGCAGGGCAAATACGCCGGGCCGCGTATTATGTCTGCTGTCGATGCGGTGTTCTACATGGATAAGGTTTTGGACCCTAAAGACAAAGACAAAAAGACATTCGTTCGCGGCGTGTATACCCAACAGTTTGACATTATCCAAGCCGACGCGCGGATGCCGATTGAGAAGCGGGAAAAGTTGCCCAAATTCATCCCTACGGTGCAATGGTCGAAGATTCTGCCGTACATCGGATATCGCAAAGTCGAAGAATCTGCCATAACACCAGATTCTCAAAATTGAATCTTGCACATCTGATATGCAACGTGGTACACTGGCATTACCGATAAATTTGAGGGAGGACAAGGATTATGCCATTCCTGAAACACGATGCTTCACAGGCAGGCGGATTCGAACCGTTGCCAGTAGGCGAGTACGAGTGTATCATTTCGGCTATCAAAATCACCGAATCGCAAGGCGAGAAGACCAAGGGCGCTCCGATGTTGAAGCTGGAATTGACGGTACGCGAAGACGTGGAGCAAGAAGGGGCCAAGCGCAAGCTGTTCGATAACCTGATTGCTTCTGAAAGTACCCAATTCAAGTTCTTCCAGCTTTTCGGCGCGCTTGGTTTCGAAGATGGCCGCGAATTCGATTCTATCGATGAAATCGCCGAAGCCATTGCGTACCAGCCCGTTCGCGTCAAGACGAAGAACGAAGATTACCAAGGCAAGCCGCAAACGAAGGTCAATTTCTACAAGTTGTCCGAACACGCGGTAGACGGTTCGGTTCTCGCAAATGCGGTTGTTGGCCGGGCGAATCCGCTGGACGCTCCGATTGACATTTCGGATGACGATTTGCCGTTCTGAAAGAATTCCGTTTGTAACGGCCAAAGGCCGTACAATAAATAAATCGCCCAAAGGGGCAGAAAGAGGAATAAACATGGCAACCGTACATGAGCAAAACCAGAAAGCATTGCAATCGATTATGAAGGAACTGTCCGCTGCCCGGCGCACGGCGGATAAGCTGCAAGAGAAATTGGATGCAGCGAACGCTAATGTGACAAAACTTTCCGACAAGCTGGCTGCGGCAGCAATCGCGTACAAGAACGGTACGCCGATCAATCTGGAAGTCGATTCCGATGCGGACGGCAACGCCGACGCGGACGGCAACGTCGAATCCGCGTAAGCAGCATCCTTCCGGCAATCGAACAACAGGGGCATTCGCCCCTTTGTAAAGAAACCCATACGGTGAATCGCACCAGTGAACGGTGTACAACTCCCGCCAAGCGGTCGAGAGCATTCCCTTGGGTTTCTTTACAAGAGGGCGAATTTCGGGGACAGGAGGTTGGTCGCGTTGCGCGAAGGTCAGTTCTTTGAAAACTTTTTCACGGATCGTGGTGAAGCATACGAGCCGAATGATGACGGCGAAATTGGCGTATGTTGCCCGTTCCTTCACGACAAGGGTTATGAAACCCGGCCTAGCGCGTGGATAAATGAAAAGAAAAATGTTTTCATTTGCTTCACATGTCAGGCAGAAGGACGGGAAAGCGGCTTTTCGGAAGTAAGTTTCGCGTCCAAGGTACTGAACGTTCCGTACCTAGAAGCCGTAGAACTTATCGGACAAGTTGACGGTATCGCAGGACACAGCCTAAAGCAATGGGAACGTCCTGTTAACATGCTACAAGAGAATAAGACCCTTCTTGACTACCTTTTCAGTAGGGGGATTTCGGCCAAAGTAGCCAAGGAATATCAGCTTGGTTATGCAGGCGGCGGTATCCTCTATCCCATCATCGTATTTGACACTTTGGTAGACGTTCGCGAGTACACGCCGGGCGGAACGCCGAAGATGCGGTCCCAATCTAATGCAAAAGTTTCCTTATTTCCGTTCGACAAATGGCGGCTGGATAAACGTCCGACGATCATTTGTGCAGGAGAAAATGATTGCCTACTTCTCCGATCCAAAGGATTCAATGCAATTACGACAACAGGCGGCGAAGGTCAATTCCCGAAGATATTCGTCAGTTACTTCAAGAATCGTGAGGTTTATATCTGCTACGATTGTGACAAGGCCGGAAGTAAAGGTTCACGGAAAGTCGCACACGCGTTGCGCGAATCAGGCGTAAAACCAAAGTTCATAAACCTTGGATTACCCGGCACTCCTGATTCCAAGGACGTTACAGACTTCTTCACTAAAGTTGGTAAGACAGTTGAAGAATTCGAATCCTTGATGATGGCTGCAACGGATTACAACGAAGACATGTATCTGGAAGATAAAAACAAAATCTATCCTTTGGTTAATCTTTGGCACGTAGCCAATAGTAATAATGAAAACAAAAGACTATCGACAAGAGTTCTGTTTTCCGGCAAGTACGATATGGATATGCGAATACCAAACGTCGTGAATTGGGAATGCCTGCAAAACGCGCCGCCAGATGCCGTGCCGCCGCAATGTATTGGATGCCCATTGTATAAACAACACGGAACATGGTCATTGGGCGACAAAAATCTTAAAGACCTGCTTTATATCGTAGAACAAAACGATGTGAAAGTGGTTAAGGCGATTAGAGAACAGTTCATTGGATTTCCAAAAGATTGTCCGGCTGGTCGTCATAACATTGTAAGTCGAACCAAAGTTCATAAGGCGGTATTTAGTCCAGACGTTGCAACAGAGCAAGATGTTGACGGTTACCAAGCGGCAGAGCAGCAAGCGTATATCATAGGTGACTTGAACATGCAAGAAGGTTCCCGCTATCGTACTTACTTCCGAAGCTGCGCACATCCGTTAGACGGTAACCGCGTTTACATGGTCGTGGATAGAGTTGAAGAATCCGACAACGCCCTCAACACTTTCCGAATGACACCAGAGATTAACCAAAGATTAGCCAAAACGTTCCGGTTGCGGACAGTGGAAGAATCGATGCGTGACCGGGCCAAGCGGATGAAGGAAATCATTAATCAGCCGTTCATGAATCCGGTGCCAATGATCACGCATACGCTCGACTTGGCTATGCACTCACCGCTATCATTCATTTTTGCGAATTCGCCAATCGACAAAGGTTATGGCGAATTTTTGATCATTGGAGAGTCAGGTGTTGGTAAGTCCGAAGCAGCTACGAGTTTCATCAACTATGTTGGAATAGGTAACATTACAGTATTGAAAGAAGCCAGCCGCGCATCTCTGCTTGGCGGTGTCGATAAATTACCTAACGGTTCTCTAAAGGTCAAATGGGGCACCATCCCAAGGAATCACAAAGGCTTCCTCACCTTGGACGAACTTGGAGGGGCCAGCAAGGAAGTGCTTGCTGCACTTACCGACATGCGGTCATCCGGCTTGGCAAGACTTGAAAAGATGGGCACACACGGAAGCACAGCACCAGCAAAGACCCGAATGTTCTGGCTGTCTAACCCAAGAAGTGACGGGAATCGTGAACGGCCAATCGACAGTTATGCGTACGGTACCGACATTGTGCGGGAATTGATCGGCAAGGACGAAGACATTCGACGTTTCGACGCTATACTGATCGTAACCAAGAAGGACACGTTGAACAATGATTGGATGGAGACAGAAGACTGTACACCGCATAGCCGCGAAGATTACCGTAATCTTATATATTGGGTTTGGAGCCGTAAACAGGACCAGATTAAATGGGAAAGCGGGGTAGAGAAATTTGTCAAGCAAACTGCCGATGCCCTGAACGAGAAATACGACACACATATCAAGATTTTCGGACTTGAAGCGTGGAAGAAGATTGCACGTCTTTCCGTAGCCTGCGCCGGGGCAACCTACAGCGCGACCGAAGACGGAGAGTGCATCTTGGTAACCAAAGAGCATGTCGAGTTTGTGAAGAATTACCTATTGAAGTGTTACATTAACCCGACATTTAAGCTGGATAAGTTCGTTGCCATGCACCGTCTATATGAGGAAACCAACGAAGCAACGAACGAATTGGTTGGCCGTCTGATTGTAAGGTTTAAGCCGATAATTCGAACACTAATTGAAAGCCCGGACGGATACTGTTCGTTCAAGCAACTTGAATACTCAGCCCCGGACAAAAAGACAGAAGATGTACGCATGTTGATTTCACACTTATCGCAGAATTACCTAGTCCGTATGACACAAAATAACATCTACCCGACAGCACGATTGCAGAAGGCTTTGGACTACTATCGCGCACATCATGGTGACTTTGAGATGTCACCAGTAACCGATGAAGGAAAGGCGGGAATATAGGTGGACACATTGGTCATGGACTCACCAGTGGCACCAGAAATAATTGTAGTCGCAGACATCGAATACAAAGTTATCTACGTGGACGATCTTTGGGATATTGTGGATGTAGCCAAGAGCAAGACCCTGCGTTGGATCACGTACGATACGGAAACAACGGGCCTGCACTTGAAGAAAGATAAACCATTCTACGCAGCGGTTTGCTTTGATCGGACAGCGTATGTATTCAAGCCGACTAAAACTAACCTTTTAGCGATTGTGGAATTGTCGAAATACGCTAAGAAATTCTATGCACATAACGCAATTTTTGATATGTGTATGACGGCGAATGTTATCGGAGATGAAGCAGTAAAGTCCGTCAAGAATTGGGCCGACTCGATGTGCAATGCAAGGCTTACCTTCGAATCCATCTCCCCGCGTGAAGGTGGAGATTCATTGTCCCTCAAACCGATTGGTAAGAAGTACATCGATCCGAAGGCTGGTCGTTTTGAAGATGCGGTCAAGGATTGGTTGCGGAAGAGAAAGTCGGCCAACAATTCCATTCTTACGGCGCTGCTGCGATCCAAAAAGTACACGCGTAAATGGTTCGATGCCTGCGTAGCCGACAAGATCGAATTACCGCAAGAAGTCGTTGATTTATACGAGCAGTGGAAAAAGGAATACCCTGAACCCACGTACCAAGACGTTCCGCTGGAATTGATGCTGCCTTATCTGGCAGTTGACGTAATTCTATGTGACATTTTGGTTGGCAGATCGTTGCCTGTTATGGTAATGAAAAAGCACATCGAGACATTCGACATGGAATGTAAGCTGCTGCCGAAGGTGTTCAAAATGGTACGCGCAGGATTCACACCGGATCGACCGTACTTGCTGGAAAGCAGGCGGAAGTTGGAAGCGTACATTCGGGAACTTACGATCAAGGCACACGAATTGGCTGGAAGAAAGTTCAAGGTAGGACAGCACAAACTAATCAAGGATATGTACGAAGAACGCACAGGCGTAAGGCCGGATAGTACCGATAAGCCGTATCTTCAAAAACAGGCAAGAGAAGGTGACGAACTTGCTAGAATTATTTCCAAGCTTCGAACGTGCGAAAAGTGGCTCTCCACTTACATTAACCGAATACTCGATGAATCTGAGTTCGACGGTCGTTACTATCCAAGTCTTAACCCTTACAACCCTGTCACCGGACGATTTTCTGGTGATTGCCAACAGATGCCCAAGGATGCGCTGCTAACCATCGAAGGAACTTTGTTCACGGAAGAACATCCAAGCGATCCGATTCCAGAAGAGTATATCCTCTACGATCCAAGGAAATCCATTCTGGTGTCGGGCGGCATCTACAAGAAACTGGCGTTCATCGACGTGTCGCAGTACGAGTTACGTTGGGGCGCACACTACACGCTGAAATTCGGCGGCGACTTGAACCTTTGCCGCGCCTACATGCCGTTCAAGTGTAAGCATTACAAAACAGGCGAGAAGTACGATCCGTACAAACGCGATCACATCTTGCGTTGGAATGAGAAGCAGGAGGACGGGAAAACATCGGCTTGGTTATTGGAAGAGGTTCAATTAGACACTGTGAATGGCGGCGAGTGGGTATGTCCTTGGACACCGACAGACGTTCATAGTTCGACCACTATCAAAGCGTTGCCTGCAATGGGCCACGATCCTTCGGAGATATCCAAAGCGGTGTTCGACTACTGGCGGCAGAAGGGCAAGCGTTACAACTTCTTGAAGTTCTACGGCGGTGGGCCAGCCAAGGCAGCAGAAGCGTTGGAGATTTCGCTGGACAATGCCAAGGCCCTCAATGTTGGTTTTGAAGAAGCATTCCCGATGTTGGTTACGTACAGCGATTGGGTAGTACAGATGATGAACATTGATGGATTCTTGCCTAATCTGTACGGTCGATCTTACCACATTCACAAGAGTTTCAATCACTACAAAGTCGCTAACTACTTGATCCAAGGCGGAACGGCAGATGACTTCAAGCGGAAGATGATCAAAGCAGATGACTTCTTGGAAGAGAATAATTGTCAATCAAGACTTGTCCATCCGATACACGATGAAATCATCATGGACATTGCAGACGGAGAAGATTGGGTTATCGACAAGATCAAAGCGATCATCGAAGATACACCGATCCTGAACGTTCCGATTGTCGCCGAAGCATCAATTTCCACTACAAACTGGAAGGAGAAGAAGAAAGTTGCCTGATCACAAGATCAAGATAGAAATTCCGCCGCTGATCGTGTCGCCTAAAATATACGAATTGATCGAAACCGACGATGAAGTGAGAAAGATTGTCAAAAGTATGGGGTATACTTTACCCCCAAAGAAGGTGAAGAGAAATGGATAAGCCTGAAAACGTAACTGTTGTCTCCGGGCTAACGTGGGCGCTTGCTGTCGATCTTGCCCGCACGCGGAATTCCTACACGCTTGCAGTTTACGGAGCGTTAGCAAACAATCGTCTTATGAGTGGATGGTATGAGGATGAATCCGGCCAGAAGTACCTTTCCATCCAAGGCGAGATGGTATTCCCGGTGCCAGAAGGATACAGCACCGGAAGTTTGCCGGAAATCAAACCGAATCAGCGGATCGCAACGTTTGCAGAACAGTTGACTTATATGAAGCGGGTAAATAATCTCAATGAGGGGGAGGTAGCAGAATGAAAATTCAAGTTTGGAGCGAAGAACGTACCGACAAGGAAGGTAAGGATTGCGCGTATTGGGAGAGGAACATGCTGGCCGCGCTGTGTTGCTTTATGTTGAATGAGTGGGCAGACGAACGCGGTGTGAAGACGAACGCCGGATGGTACATGCACGGCGAATGGCCGGGTTGGAATCGTGTAATTAGCTTTTGGGACGGTGCCGTAACTTTCCACATCCCCGACGACTTCGACGTAGGAGATTTGCCGCGAATCGAGCCGAATTGGGACGGTCACACAACCGAAGAGAAGTGGCGGTATCTTATGGATATGATGGGAATGGAGGTAACAGAGCAATGAACGAATTCAAAGAAATGTTGAAGAAATTTCCAAGCGTACGCATAACAAATGCGGGCAGATCGTATTCGATGCCAAAGATAGACAGGGAGTCGTGGGACATCATTCACATACACAAGCCTTTAGAATTCGAAGAATTCAGGAAAAAAGGGAAAACGCCGGATGCAGCGAAGTACAGATTGTTGGCTGCAATTGACGAATACTTAGCCGATGAAGATATTGTTGAAGTTGTTATTAGGGAGTTCCCTTATATTTCCGAAGACTTCGACATTGCGATTCCATACAACAAATATTATAGAGGTTACGCTAGGCTTTTGAAAATCACCAAGGGGATGATAAACTTATGAAGCTGCTGCTTACCCGGTTGTACAACATGCAGGAGAAGTTGGACGCTGAAATCATCAAGAATCACAGCGTCGAGCATGTCGAAGAACTGTACCATAAAAAGGTCGTCGCCCTGCAAGTCGAGTTGTGTGAACTGGCAAATGAAATGCGTTTCTTCAAATACTGGTCAAACAAGGGGCCAAGCGACCGTGTTCTGGACGAGTACGTAGATGCGCTGCACTTCTTCCTTTCCATCGGAATATTGATCGAAGCACAAGATTTTGTGCCAAGCTATCCGAACGACGATTCCATCGATTTTGACAAGGTTGACAACACGGTAATGTTCGCTGAAATCATGAAGTTGACCAGCAACATGTACTTCGACGTTCGACACTTCGGATTCGCATTCATGGCGTTCCTTGACTTCGGGTACAAGAACGGCCTGAAATGGGACTCAATCATAACGGCCTACGAGAAGAAAAACAAAGAAAACCACCAGCGGCAAGCCAGTGGTTACTGATGGAACCTTTTATACTTCTTGGAGGGCTGATTATCGTTTACATCGGATTAGCATGTGCCTTTTCATTACTGTTTAAGAAATGATCTTCTTCTGAACAACATGAAAGCCAGTAGGTACGTTTAGTTCGTAGGGCCGATACGTGTAAACTAGCATCGTCTTCACCTTCCCGAACCTAGCGAACTGATCTACCTTTTCCTGCATCTTCGGTGTTGAAATGCGGCTACGCTGGTACTCCACTACCGCCGTAGCCCCATTCTTCAACCGAACGTAAGCATCGGGCCTGTATTCCTTCGACATGTCCGGTTCGACCACAAACACAGGCGGCTGTTCCAAGGAAATGTACACGTCAGCGATCCCCAAGAAGTGAAGCAAGCGGCCAGAGGATGGCGGGATGATTGTCGGGTTAGGCATATAAAGGTACGGCTTATCTCTTGGCTGCGGTATCTGTATAATGTAATCATCACGTACCAGTCTTTTTAGAACGCGATTTGCTATTACGAGTGGATTGCGGGATTCTGTGAAAATCATCTGCTCCAAATGCTTGCGGGACAGGACTCGAAACTGCTGCAACTTCTCTACTATCAGTTTGTCGCGGTTCGATAACATAAGGCTTCACCAATTCCTTTGCGAAGTCCGCTGAGATGTAAGGCACTTGGACGGTGTTCGGAAATCCGTCCATGAAGATTGCCCTTCCCTGAATCCGGCCAAGGTGTGCTGCATCCCCGGTGCCTAATATTATCTGCGAGTTAGCTTCATCGGCTGTCGTGAAGGCGAAGCGAGTAACCAAGTTGGCTTTAATTCGGGGCTTGATCGCGCTGGTCGCGTCAGGGCGCTGCGTGGCAATAACCAGATGGATATTTAGGTATCCTGCGGTTTCGGCGATAACTGTAACCATATCTTGTACAGTTTTATCGTCGGCGAATCGACCGTATTCATCAATGATCACAAAGAGGGGTTCTAAATGCCTACCATCAACCTTTCCGGATTTTTTGACCAACTCTTTTCTAATATCGAGTTCAGACGTAACTTTACGCAAAAGTTGTATAGCGTCAGAGACGGTTTCCCCAATCGTGATTTGTGGTATGTTCGTAAACATCATCAAGTCCGTGATCTTGTTGTCGAGAAAGACGAATGCAACCTTACCTTCCGTTTTACGGAGGATATGTGTGACGATCAACCGGAGCAGTACAGTCTTTCCCATTCGTGTCGCGCCACCAATGAGAAGGTGACAACATACTTCATCGGAGAAGTCCATGAAGATAGTCTCACCGAATGGTGTGCAAAGTGGCACGGCGAGTGGCTTCGTGACAAGCATCTCGTCATAAAGGATATCGTCCCCTAATGGCTTTTCTGCAATTTTAATATTGAATATTCTGCCGGAATCGTGTTTAATGGAAATAGGAACCTGCAAAGCCATTTCCAATCCTTCCATCTTCTTATAAAACTGTTCTTTAGTAATGCCCAAGGGAACAAGGATTCTTGCGAATTTGTAAGTGGCTTTCAGTATTCTAGCGTTCTCTAATTTGACGGAAATAAGGTACTTGTTTAGCATACGTCTTGTACGTAAATTCGGTGATAGTATAGGGGCGGAAATTAACGAACTTGCCAACATAGTTGCTCCCACGACACCTAAGATACTCACGTTCTGCCCTCCTAACACGTTGATATATCAGTTTATGTGGGAGGGGTTGTACATTATGAACGTTGTTTTCTCGCACCATTCTTTAGACAGAATTAAGACGCGCAGATTGGACAAGTTGACAGTCGAAAGGCTTGCCAGAAGGATGCCGCTGCAAGATAAAGAAGTACATTGGAGATTTCCAAACGGATATTATCTGGTTACTTCCTACAAAGAAGATATTGACACAATGGTTGTTATAACAGTTGGCAGGAGGAACTATCATGGAAAACGTGTTCGCTATTGATCCATCTGGAAACTACGGATATAGAGAAGGTTTTGGTATTACTGGTTGGGCAATGTTTTCGAACGGAAAACTTACCGATGTAGGCAAGGTTTGTTCGGAAGAATTTAAGTATCAAGAAAATTATTGGCAAGATGTGGCCGAAGAAATGCTAACAGTCCTCCCTAAAATTGTTGTTTGCGAATCCTTCCGTCTGTTTGCACATAAAGCTATGCAACAGTCCGGTTCCTCTATGGATACGCCGCAGCTTATCGGATATTTGCGTATGTGTTTGTGGGACAGGGGCATTCCCATAGTGTTTCAAGACCCGGTAAACAAGTTACGGTTTTCTGATGAAGTAATGGTTCAAATGGGTATCATCGAGAAGAAGGGAAGAAGTCACTACTTCAAAGGAAATATACTTACGATCCACGAACGGGATGCAATCAGGCACGGACTCTACTACATCAAATACGGGAAGAAGTGATATTAATGTCCAGCTACAGCTTTAGCAAAAAGTCGCAGAACGTGCTGTCGATCCGTCTTGTGGCTGGATCAAAGTCTGAGTTAGAACGCAAGAAGCAGATAAAGATAGGGGAAGGGTACAAGGTAGTCAACGAAGGGGTAACGCATATGTACTATTCTTCAAAATACTATGCTATTGTGGAGAAACCGCGCATATAGTAATAAAATGCGCGAAAGGGTTGAATATGTTATGTCACCGGAAGTATTGACTTGGATCATTCTCGTTGCTATTCTCCTGTTCGGTTTCATTAACATCAGGAGAAAGTAAAAGGGAACGTACACTGTACGCTCCCTCTTTCTTTACTCTTTCGGAACTTCGGGCAATCCGCCGATGCTGGTCAGGTAACTGAGTATTCCAGCCAGCAGCGCGGAACTGCCGACAAAAGTCCAGTTGACTTCGTAGAATACTGCCGTTGTCCCAATTGCAGTAATGGCCGCTTGTGCTGCCGTCTTAGCTGCGCGGATCGATGCGGCTTTAAGCCACTTCTTGTCCATGTTACTTCACTCCCTTAATGTATTTATCAAAACGAACCAAGGCGGATGCGAATTCTGCGCGGGTAAGCGGTTGGTTCGGTTTGAACGTTCCATCGGGATAGCCAGCAAGTATTCCTGCTTCGGTCACTCTGATGATGTCATATTTGGCCCAATGCTTGTCGATATCCGAATAGACAGGCTTGTCAGCAGGAACCGGGTTCGTGTTCCAAAAACCCTCATTGCCGTAAGATTCATTCAGGTCAACGCCGTGGTATGCGATCACTTGGCCGTTCTTGTACTGGTATACGTTCGCATGTGCGCTGCGCTTTCCACCGCTCCAAGCATAAGTCTGCCAGAAGTGTCGGCAGGCTTTTCTTTTTGCCATTTCTTCAATAACTGCATACTCAGCGTACACGCCAACTTCATAGCCGGGAACTTCCTTGGCAAAGGCCAGCAAGTATTGTTCAATAGCGTTGTAATCGGCAGCAGTCGTATCCCAGTCGCAGGCAGTATAGATCGCACTACCTAACGGTTGCCCAATAGCGACCGCTTCCTTGTATGCAGCGATTCCGTCTGCTTTACCGTTGGCCGCGCCGCCCTTCGGACGTGCTGCGGACGTTTCGAATACGGACAGGATTTGCATACCCGCTTTGGTGATCGCTTCGGCTTCCAGCCGGATCAGTCGCTTCCACGCGTATTTATCAGGAACCAGATACCGGGCCGCGAACTTGTACCCTTCGGCGGCAATAGCCTGCGCTTTGCTGGCCGTCAGCGGATTGGCGCAATCGATACCTTTCATGGTTATCAGTCCTTTTATTTGAATATTTTTTGCTTAATGTCTCGTACATCGGATTCAATGTTTTGAAGACTTTTGGCTTGCGATTCGATTACGCCGATATAACGCTGTTCGCGTTCTTCATTCTTCCTGAATGCTTCACGGTTTTGTTTGAACGCGTACATCAATAGCCGCCAGAAAGCAAGTGAAACTGCTACTAAGAGGACTAGGTATATGCTGTCCGACAGGCTAAGAGTTTTTGTCAAAACTTCTTCGCCCATCTGGTTATCCTCCTTTCTTGTTACTTCTGGCTGTAATCGAATGGCTTACCGACAAGCATTGCAATGATATTTTTTAAAACATCATCACCACTAGAAGAGTTCAACAGGTCGAACGTTTTCGACACGCCGCCAAACTGATTACTCAGGTATTCCAGAGATGGTCCAAGTCGTGGTGTCGCGTTCGGCGGTACATCCCAATCTATCGGATTTCCAGTAAAGAACTGTTTGTTAAGTGAAAGTTCTGCCAAGTTTTTGACGTATGGGTTCGCCATAGCACCGAAATCTCTGATTGTTTCCAAAGGGTTCATCGATGCGATATCAAGGTCACTCGTAGGCAGGCGGAGCGGTATGCCCATGTCGGTCCCCGGTACGCGCCAATACTGGTCCTGTGCCCATTCCGGTGCATCTTCGGCATCCGTTTCTTCATCCCACAGGTCTTTAACGCGTACATAGTTCTCGTAAATTCGCGTATTCTTGAACAATTGTTCGAACTGCAACGGCAGGTTGTGTTTGGTCCAATTCCAGAATGGAATAGCCACGCGAACGGCGCGGTCTGCGCTGGTCATCTCGTGGTAAGAGAACAGGTACTTACGCATTTGCTCTGCGGCCTTCGCTGCCGATCCGGTTTTCGCCTTGCCATTCAGGAAGTTAGCCAAGCGCGTTACGTTCTCGCCTTTATGCCCCCAAACTGCCCAAGGTGTCTTTTCTAACATGTTCCTCATGGTGAATTCTAAGCGTTCCAACGTACCCTTGGCTTCGGATTTGTTCATAAATCGCTTAAAATCGGACGTGAAACCCTGTCCAAACGCACCATAATCGATTGCTTCCTGCATAACTTTCATCGATTTTTCATCCAATTTACCTTTCGAAAGTCCGCGCATAAGTTTGACGGCAGCGCCGTAATCTTTTGCACGAACACCAGCCAAGGAATTATTGAAGATGTTACCGATGAAGTTGTTCCAAAAGTGTGCAGGAACGGCGGTCGTAACTGCCGACTTGAATAAGTTCGTAAGTGTATTGGCCGTTTCGAACAGCTTGTTCAACTTGGCTTCATCGCCGAACAATCCTTCGATCTTCTTCATGCCGTTGAAAACTTCTTCATGAATCAGGTCGCCTTGCTTCATACCCAAGTCGGACGCTTCCTTGGTAGTAAGCGTATGGAATTGTCCTGTTGAAGTGTGGTGTCCGGTGACCTTATCCCTTGGTACGATAAGGCCCTTGTCGCGTAGCGTGTTGTGCATCTCACGCATAGCGTTCGTTCGGATACCATTCTTGGCACGTTCGTACACAGCTTCGACCGAATTACGTTCGAACAATTCGGACGCTTGCTTTGCGTCTTCCAATGCGGCTTGTGCTTTTTCGGCATCTCCTGCTTGGGTAGCCCGCATTGCTTCGTCGTGTTTAGCTGCGATATAATCGTCTAAGTCCGCCATCGTTTCGAACGATCTACGATCTTTGTTGAATCCAGAAACTTCGGACTGTCCAGAGAGTGGGCGCGGTACAAACTCACCATCAAACTCTTTGTTAATAACGTGCGGGAAGTAGTTTTCGCGAAGATTATCCAGCACACCGGATCGCATTCCCTGCTCGCCGATCCGATCCATAATCGGTTTCAACATGTCGGCAAGCTGTTGCACTACTGCTTGACGGCTTGCATCTGGTGTATAACCTTTCGGCGCTTTGTTCTCCATCAAGTATTGGACAGCCTTGTAGTCTTCATCGGTGATATTGTTGTCCTTAACGAACTTATCCAGGGCGCGTTTCTCGTTGTGAAGCTGCTGAGTTTGGCCGAACACTTTGGTTTCTGCGTCACGGATCGCGTTAGCAGAATTGTTCACAAATTCATCCTGCCCGCCAAGCGAACGCGGATTGAAAATCTTCGGCAACAGTCTGCGGCCTGCAACTTCCCCTTGCCGGAACGTATCAGTGTTCTTCATAAGGCTATCCAACCAACTAAATACCATATCACCGTAGTACGGTGTTGGATTGAATTGAATGTTAGCCGTATGACTTGCCCCACGTAGCCCTTGCGCGGCATCGGCGAATTGGCCGGAAACTGCGTCAGCAGTCTTTCCCTTGGTCGTATTCGAAAACTTACTGATACCAGCACCGTACATGTCGGCAGCGTCCGCTCCCAAGGTGTTCAGTGTGCGGAGGTCGGATGGGGCCACACGCTGGCTTCCAAGAATGGCCGGGGTAAGTTCGTCCTTAGACAGTCCACGTACCATCGGTTCAAGGACCGCTGAAATGCGCGGATCGAGTTGTCCAAGGAACGCGTCAGGATCGAACTTGTTGTACTGAACAGTTGGATTAAGTCTGGTTTCTGTTTGTACAAGTTTTGCTGTCGGCGCGTCTGTCTTCTTTACACTATCCAATAAATGCCTTAATCCATCTTCGGTCATCCGTTCTGCGGAATCGACACCGTACTTGGCCTGCAAGAATTGGCGTTGCTGCGCGCTGTTCAGGCCAAGGTTGTCCAAAATGGAGCGCACATGGGCACCGCCGATTGTCCCAATCGTAGCCGGGATGGTCCCGGCCATCTTCTGTGCCCAAAGCGGTTTGGTACCGATGCCTGCTGCAATGTCCGTAAACGGTATTCCCAAAGAGAACATTGCGTTTTGCTGTGTGCGCCTTCCTTGACTTACTGCGTCTGTTATTTGTTTCTTTGCTGTGTTGTAAATCGTTTCTTCTACGCCTTTACCCAACCCTCTCGCACTATTACCGACAGCTTTTCTTACTGCGGCATCGGCTACTTCTTCGGCGATCTTTTCAACGGACTTTGCTTTGGTAGCAACGCCTGCTGTTTTTGCCGCTGCCTTTGCTGCCGTTAGTCCCGCTGCACGCATTGCCGCAGTAGAGCCACCAGTCAGCCAAGTAATCGGATCGAGTGCAATGTCGAGCGCCAATCCGCCCCACTTCTGAGCGCCTTGGTTCTTTACGCCGAAGGTTTCCAGAAGGTCGGAGCCGTGGTCGAGTGTTTGGTTAGCAAGGTTGAGTGTTCCAAGGCCCGGTATGTCGTTCCACTGGAAGCCCGGCGAGTTGTTCCACTGGTTTATCTGAGCCTTGGCTAGTTGGATACCGGGAGCGTCGATGCCCTTTGCTTCATCTTTCCAAATTTCTGCAAGACTGCGCTTACCGCTGAGTAAGTCGGACCACTTTTTAATGCTGCTATTGGCGCTGCCAGTTACGATAGACGATGTTCCGCCTAACGTACCAAGCATATCCTTCCAAAGCGGCTGCGTTGGGACAGCCGCTTTCTTCTGTTCGACAGGAGGGTTATTGGCAAGCGCATTGATCCAAGACGTGTCAATCGTAGATGCAGGCGCTTGACTAAAATCGTATCCACGTGCTGGTCTGAGTGCCACGGCTAACCCTCCCTTACTTCATTTTTCCGCCACTCTTTACAATCTCATATCCGGTGAGAACGTCGTTGTATTTGTCAGTTACACTTTCGAGCGACTTCATGACGTTCTTGTAAGCCGGATCATTCGTCAGTCCCTTGTCAATGTAACCCTTGGCTACGTTGTTCAATTCCTTCATGTATGATCCGTAGTTATCGGCTTCGGAAATAAGAGCGCGAAGCTGTCTGTCCATCATGGTATTGTCGTTGTCAGTTTCGGCCTTATCACGTGCCAAGTCTAGTTCTCTTTCTGCCTGCTTCAATCTTGCAGCGTTGTTGTTAATCGTTTCTTGAAGTCTTCCAGCCGCAATTGCGTTAGATGCTGCCGAAGCTGCTTCGGTCGAGCGGTTATGACGAATCTTCTCGTTGAGGTCGGCCCGATTCATTTCAATTTCGGCCATCAATTTACGCGTATCGAGAGTCGGGTTACCTTGCGCATCTACGCCCATAAGTTTAGTCATTTCCAGACCATAATCATTCTTCATCTTATCGTAGAATTGCTTTCCTTCTGCGTTCAGCTTGTCGTAGAATTGCTTGTTTTCTACGCCAAGTTTGTCATAGTTAAATTGATTTTGCAGAAGGTCGCCAAGGTCGTACTGCGAGTACGGCATTTGCGCTTGTGCCAATTGAGCGTACATCTTAGCCAAGTCGAGCATATTGCCGCTTGCGTCCTTGTACATGTCTTGGAACTGCGCTTGTTGCAGGCTTGTCTCGTTAAGGCCAGCCATTTGCGCGAATGCGTCAGCCAATTGCATACCGTAGTCGGAGTTCGTTTTCGCGATACTTTTATTCGCGTCCGCGTACAAACTGCCAAGGGCATTTTGCTGGTTCAGCATTAACCGGGTATTGGCGTCGTTTTGGAATCCAGCACCCATTCCGGTTAGGCCACGATTAGCCAAGTTTTGCCTAGCTTCGAGCCATTGCTGGAATGTGTTGTTGCTAAGATCATTCTTCGCCGCGTTCAGGTTCGCTAGTACAGCATCCAAGTCGGCTTTCTGATTCTCTGTCAGGTTTTTGACCAGATTTTCATAAGACGATTTGCGTTGCTGATACTCCTGCGAACCAAGGCTTTCAGCGATTGCGCGAATGCTGTCCCAATACGGATCAGCCGGATTTACAGCCGCCCCGCCGTACTGGTTAACCGCGTTGTTGTAAAATTGGAATGGATCGGTTGGGGGCAGGGCAGGTTGTCCGGTATCGGATACTGGTAGTCCTGTACCGCCGCCCCCTCCACCGCTAGGAGTGCCGCCGCTTCCTCCGATGTTCCATACACCAGTCCCGGCGTTGTACGATCCGCCAAGTCCGAAGTAGTCGGACAAGAACGTGTTACGGTTGTGGGCTGCATCCTGCATTGCCTTATTCCCTGAATTCGCCGCCCAATCCTGCCCGTTAGCTGCCATTGCTGCCAGCACTTGATCAGCGGTGATTTGTTGGCTACCAGTCAGTCCGCCGCTGTACGTTCCGGTTTGCGAATTGTACGAACTACCCAAGAGATTTGCAAGGGCTAAGTTCTCGTTATGCAACCGTTCCCTTTCAGCCGGGGAAGCTGCTTGCCATTTCGCGCTGTTTTCGGCCATTCTCTGACGAAGTTGATCGGCTGTGAATTGTCCTCCCATGCCGGGCGTTCCGCTTACGTTCAGGTTGGCAGGACCAGCAGGCGGTGCCCCGACTTTTGTATTCGGAGCGCCAGAGCCGCCAGAACCGCCAACGCCGACTACGCCAACACCGCTGCCGCCAGTGAATGCACTTACCGGGGGAACGTACCCTTGCGCATAGTAGATGTTCGTCCCTTGGTAGTACGGATTTACCGCATTTCCATAGGCATCTACGCCCATGCCTTTCAGCACAGCAGCGGCATTTTCGGCAGAGCGTTTCCCGGCCTTGACTTCATCCCACAATGTTGCAGCTTGTATTTGCTGCGGAGTCATGTTCGTTGTGTCCAAATAACTGCCGTCCGACAGCTTGTACGTATTGACATTATTCTTACCGCTAAGATCGAGCAGACCGCCGCTTCCCATCCATTGTTGTTCTGACAGCGGTCTGCCTTGAGAGTCAACACCGTAATTCGACGGAGGTTGATACACTGTATAGTTGGGCGTAGAACCTACCCGTTGCGCACCGTGGTACTGCTCGTAAAACTTAGCCCATTCCTCATTGACAACCGTAAATTCATGCTCTTTACCATCGGGACCAACGCGCGTCAGTTTGATTCCGCCAGAACCATCCGATTGAGAGGACGGCGGCTTGGGGGCCGTGCTACCGGAAGAATACGATCCGCTAGACGATGGTTGACTATAAGACGGCGTTGACGGTTGACTGTACGATGGTGTGGACGGTTGACTGTAAGAGGGAGTGGACGGTTGGCTATACGATGGAGTCGTAGTTTTAGGCGGTGCAGGCGACGATTTCTTTTCTGCTTGTTTCCTGTTGTACTCGTCCAGACTGTATCCAAATAAGTTATAAAACTGATCCGCTTCGCTAGTTGCCATAACGTTTCCCCTCCTATTAGATTTTCTTCAACTTGTACTCAAACCCGAAACCGTATATTTCGCAAGGCGCATTTTCGGAGTGTCGGAAACTAACTCTTACGCGCCTACACTTGCCTTGCAAATTCGCTTTTTGTACCGAAATTTGAACGTCGCCAAGAGGGTTCACGCCAAGTATCCAGCTACCTAACACGGTTCCTGCATAGAAGTGCATATTCGGCGTGGTCGTGGTTACCCAATTCGTGTGGCTTCCGTCTTCTGGAATTTCGATATGGCCGTCATCTGGTGTAACTACAAGCGCGGAGTCTGCCCACACCTTCACGTACAGTGGAACATCACTCGTAAAATGCCTAGCAATGACATACATCCGGCGCAGCTTCTTGTTATTGAAGTCGTAGCCGAGACTGTACATTTTACTGTCTACATTCATGTCGTAGACATCGTCCACATCTTGCCACATGTCGAGTTCGTGCGTGTAAATATTACCCGTCTTTGTTAAATTATACGCCTTGCCGCCGTGCGTTGTAAACTGTTTAATATCCAATCTGCCAGATTTATCCCGTACCCAAACGCTTTGCTCGTAGTAAAACCGATAGATAACCTTGTCATCTGGAAAGCATATCCAGTATTGGTTGTCGTGGAAAATTGCTGCCGCGTTGGTCTGTGTAACCCTAGACAAGATTTCACTATGGATTTGCACGTCGAGTCTTTTTACGTTCATGACTTCCACGCGATACGGATTCGGCCTTAGTGCAGTAATCCCGGTGTAAGACATGAATATAATCTGGTTGCCTACTACTACGGCAGACTTCGGAGCAATGCAACCGATAGTATCGTGAATCAGGTAACGTTCATAGGATGATGGGTCTTTACCTAGCAGCGTTTGTGTGGTCGTGATCGTCATGATAACCAAGTAGTCTTGGAAGCGTAGAACAGAGTTGATGGGTTCCAGCTTCCCGGTGTCGTAACTGATGATGTTATTCGTCGGGATGTAAGCCGGATTTTGCAAGTCGGAAACATACATCAAAAAAGGATTGATTGTATCACCGAACAGCAGTATACGATCCCAATGAAGCATGATCCGGTTACATGTACGAATTCCGGCAGAACTTTGAAGGATATTCTTACGATCCATAACCGGATCAACTTTATAGCCGGAAAGCGTAGTGCTTACAATGTTCGTCGGATCATCTTTATCACGTGCCCATGCTTGAATATCATAACTTCCTGCATCGTCCACGTTGAAGATGAAAGTCTTGCCTTGAATGTCGGCTTTCCAATCCTGTCCCAATTCCCAAGTAGAGTTGCCGTTTGCTCCTTTGGTTGGGATGGTCAGCGTTCCAGTCGCACCCGTTGCGTTTGGTGTGTAAGTGGACGGAGTTCTTGCACCCTTCGAATTACACGTGATCGTCACCGTGTCGCCCGTTCCACCAGTGGTCCAGTTGATGAATTCTTTCGCACGGATAGCACCAGCTACAGCCGTAGCGTTCATGCCAGCAGTCACCGCAACAGAGTAAGGTACACCGTCTAAGGTAACCAAGACATTACCGGAAGTTGTAACAGATGCAGTTATTTTGATGGAAACTACTTCGGCAACCCCATTGACAATTTCCGTACTTCCTGTCTTCCGATACTCCCATTTGTATTCAACGCTGCTGATCGTAGAGGGCTTAGTGATGTAAGCATTGAATCGCATGTCTGTATTGACGGCACCCGACTTGGTTGCAGGAGCGATGCCAGCTAATTGCAAGTTAGTCGAGTCAGAATCTTGTACATATGCGGAAGGGTCTTCGGCTAGACCATTAGTTCCGATGAAGATTACTTCCTGCATAGAAGGTGTATACGGCATGACAGTTTTCGCTTTCCAAACACCATCATCGTGAGTCACTTCGACAAGGTTTGTCCCGGTTGCAATGTACAGAGCCGTTCCGTACTGAACAGCTTCAACATCTCTTGTTGCTTGGAAAGTAAGGTTGCTTGCATTCGAACCGCTAGTCGTTTCCACAAACGTAGCTGTAACGCCAGTCGATCCCGGTGCAAATGTCGGGGCAGTTGAATAGACGCCGACTTCATCCGATATAAATTTAACCGAATCTTTTCCTACTTTCTTAACTGTAAATCCATCAAATGTGCTGTTGTAGATTTTGGTTGCAACGTCTTCGATGGTCATGCTACTTAACACTTGGACTGGAAAAGGTGTGCCTTTCAGCGTGATCGTCATGAAGTTATTAGCTGTGGGCGCTTTTGTGATTTTGAGCGTTGCTGTCCACGCGGTTCCGGTTTCGCTGTTTTGTATGGTTATTTGTGTAATCGCTGCGCCGTTCTTATAGAACAGTTTACCGCCAGCAGCAAACAAATGGTACGGTTCAGGCGTATCCATCTCATAGTACAGAAAATGTCCTTGCGGATTGCCTACCAATCCGGCAAGGAACAGTTCTCTGCCCGTCCTACGTCGAGCCGATCCACGATTAGACAAGTCTACGTTTTCGGCGATCACAAATTCATCGTCACGAAGTTTGTCGTTTGCGATTTCGGAATTGTGCCCGCCTTCGAACGACATGTACGCTTCGAATAAACGTTCTTCTGGATTCGGTGTAATACGTTGTCTCATGGCATTTGCCACCACCAAGCATAGGGAGGTTCACTTAACGTGGCTTTCACTTCCCAAGAAGCCGTCACCGCGTCATCATCTACCGCATTATTGACGGTGAATGTATTATCGTCTGTAGTGAAGTCGAAAGTCTTCACATCATTGACGTGTACAGTTAGTTCTACGTTGATTGGATCGTACCCGTCTTTTGTGATCGTGAATGTCTTGTTACCGTCACTAGCAGTAAACTGTTGGATATCGTAATCATCCTTGTAACGCATAGGCACGACATACGTCTTCGTGAAGTCATCCAAAGCGGTCATGAATTGTGCCATGAAGTTTCCGGCTTCACGAATAGAAGAGTCGTATTCTTTGAACTTTGCAGCAGCGTAAGTTACAAGCATTCCGTGATACTTTGCAGGGAATACAGGTGTTTCTAAACCGCCTGTGGCGAGTTGCGGGAAATTAGCTTTCGCCGCAACCGCCATCTTGTTCTGTGCTTCATTAAAAAGCTGAACAGCGATATTCGGATCAGACACATCATCCACATAGAATTGGAGAAGGGTTTTCATATCGTTGATATTCACTGTAACCCCTCCTTATCCAAGGTACTCGATAACGGTCATTCCCCAAGAACGTTCATTCACGCCAGAGCCAGCCGTGACGCGGATGTGACGCTTCACATCTGAATCGCAAACATAGAATGTATCAGTTGTCTTTTGTCCGCCCAAGGAAGGATTCGTCGGTTGATACTGCGAAATCTGTGAAGGAGTTGTCTCGTAGTTCTGTACCGTGTACGTCCAGTTCGTGTTGGATGTTGACGCAACCGATCCTGCTTCCATGTAATGAAAAACTCTCGTGATAACTGCACCCATCGGTAACCAAATGTCGATATCGCCGTCTGCCGCTTGCGGCAATTCAGAATGATCGCCCCCGGTACTGATGCTAACGGCACGCTGCAATGCCAAGCCGGATCGTGCAGTATTCCAGCCAACCGTAGTGTCGAATGCGTATTTGCTTTGGCTGGTGCTGATTGCGCCGTGACACATATTGAACCGGATAAGTGGAGCATTGCCTTTGCTCGTTCCGGTCAGTACGATAAATTCGTGCGCGTTATCGTAGTGCCAGAATTCGCAGTTTTCATAGTTAATTCGCCCCGCCCAATTCGCCCCGCCTGTGCCGAAACGATATTCGTGCTGCCCTTGGAGTGTGCAGTTTACCCAAGATACGACAGGTCCGCCGTTATTTCCAAAACTAAAAATAGAGTTGACTACCTTGGTTTCGACGGTTTGCCATTGTTGAGTCGAGTTGTCTACGTTGAAAAATCCGACAGCACCATGCGGCCATTCACAATAAATCAACTTGCAGAACGATTTCGGCAATTCGACTCGCGTTCCTGCCATCATGAAGCGGCAAGCGCCGTTGTTGTGTAAACTATTCCGAAGGTTGAACATCGTGCCGCCAACCGATGTGCCGGAGTAGTACATCCAGCTTCCGCCCCAAATGCCGATGGAACCGCCGTGGTACATGTCGATAAACGATCCGGCACCGATTTCGAAATTGCAGGCGAAAAAGTTATAGTTTACAAACTGGTCGCCTTGTGTCCCAACGGAATCCGGTACGTACAAAAATACATTCCACTCACCGTTCACGTTACAGTGATGCCAAGACATTTCGGAGTTGGTATTCGTGCCAAGCAACACCAATCCGTAGTTCCATTTTCCGCCCCATGCGCAGCGTTCGAATGCGTAGTTTTGTGCGAATGCCGTAGATGTCGATTCCATCCAGTTAGCGTTCGTCGTGTTGGCAGCGAAGTAAATGTCGCGGAACGTCATGTGCATGAACGTGTTGTTGTTTTTGAGTAGGTAAGAGTCGGCTACCGTAGGAGCGAAGTTGATCCACGTAACGCCTTTCCCGTCGCCTTCGTACGTCAAGCCCATCGTAACTCCGGTGTCCGCAGAAGACATGAGAGCTTCCGGCTGTGTAATGAGGTACTTGCCAGCCGGGATATAGAAGATATAGTCGGGCCGTCTGTTACCATCCCCGCCGCCAGAGATTAGGGGCAGAGTGCTGCGACTTGCAATAATCGCAGTACGGCAGGCGATAAACGCAGCGGAATCGTCAGTCGTTCCATCGCCTTTAGCGCCGAAGTTTTTGACGTTAAATCGAACTTGTTTTACTGCCACAGTTTATCACCCGCCTTATCCAATTTGCACCCAATCATAGGTGCCGCCGTTCAGCATTTTGCACCAGTAAAGTTCGGATGCACCCGATTCGGTTCCCTCTGTGAGTGCAACGATTCTGCCATGATTCGCAATATCGGCGTCAGGAAGTACAAGAACTTTTTCAGCCGATGTCGCAGAACCGGGAGCCGGAAATGGAACGTATTCGTGATTACCGTCAACGTTCACTTTCAATGTTGTGTCCGTTGCCTTGTTTGTCGTTACGACGTCAGTCAGTTGGATCAGCTTTGTTGCACCGCTACCACCGCCGCCACCGGGCTTAGACCATGCCATACAATTACCTCCCTATCACGTGTATTGAGCACTTCTCCAAGCGGCTCCATCCCACTTGTAATTCTTCTTGCTGGTGATGTCGAAATACTCTGTTCCCGGTGCATAGAACGTTGCTGTAGGCGCTCCATTTCCGGTGTACGTTGTATCCATCCGCGTTATGTTTGCACATCCAGTCGCGTATGTCACATTAGTAACCCCGTCAGACTGGATTACAGAATTGCCGCCTACTTTGCAATTCGTACTGTTACCTATTTCGATTCCGCGTTCGACTTTCTGCGGCGTTCGATCATCTTCTGCAACGTTACCAACAATCGTACACCAGTTGCTGTTGTTGATGTTGCAGTTGTCTACAGCAACCGTGCCGTTCGCATTGTTGTTATAGAAGTAGTTACTATAGAAGGAACTACCTGCAACAGATTGGAACCAGCCGCCATACCCGCCGCATTGCTCGATCCGGTTTGCTTCGATTACGCAGCCTTTAAGATTTTGGAAGTTGATACCGTCTGTCCCGCAACCAATTACCTTGTTACTCTTGATCGTGATATGGTGAGACAGGCCGCTAACTTCGTCGCCGAAGCCACTGATACCACGCGTCTTCGCGTTACGAACGATGTTAGATTCGCAAATTGTTCCGTAAGCGCCGGAAGCAATTTCGATACCGAATTGGTTGCCAGTAGGCACGCCCGGCTTCGGTGTTTCCTGCCCTGCGTCCTGAACGATGTTTCCGAAAAATATAACATCTATGTTGTCGTACGTGTTGTAGTTCAAGTCTTTGTTTACGAGAAGTCCAGACGATACAGTAGAAATTACATGGTTCAGGGCAATTGTTATACGCTTTCCACCTACCGATGTAATGCCGCGTGCCTTACTGTTGTAAACGTGATTTTCTGTGATCGTCACGTCTTCGCAGTATCCGCCATCTCCTATATAAGAGACAACCGCAATTCCATCGTCGCCAGTCAAATATCCTTTGTTGCCTATAATCGTAACGTTTTTGCTGTTATCGGTGATGTGAATTCCGTCAGCCAATGTGTTTGCGTATCGACAATTCAGGATTTGCACCTTCTGGCAGCGTTGCGTAAGCAAGAATGTTGCAGCCATACCGTCGCAAGCCACATTATCGACCGTAACATCATTGCAATCCAGAATCCAGAAACCGTGCTGAGAAGAGTTACGATTCGAAGGGTCTAAGACTACAGTACTTTTAACTTTGAAGTTCCGATAACTTACACCCGTCAAACCTTTGATATAAAACGGTGCCTTGGCATGGTTTTCAGAAACGTTATCGATTAAGAAAACAGTTCCGTCGCCGTCGCCAACAATGCTGATGGGGCCAGAGCCTTCCGAAGCCACGAACCGTGCGCTGTCTGTGATGCGATACACGCCAGTAGGAAAGTATACAGTACCGCCAGCGGAACCAAGTGCCGTGCGAATCGAACTAATTATAGAACCGTTGTCTACAACACCGTCACCGACAGCGCCATACTGCAAGGCATTAACGTACGCTCCACCGGAGCCGCCTTCCCCGCCACCGCCTGTGTTGATAAACAACACGGACTTGGTAGCCGGATCGGTCGTAATATTCATGCCAGCGCCAGCAACGAATCGAACGGTATCGGCTTTGGCCGTTGCTGCTACGTCAAGCTGTCCGGTTACTGCAACCTTTGCGAACGCGTTCTGGTTCTTTTCTGCCCCGGCTTCGATGCCTGCCAACTTTTCTTTCTCTGTCAGCGTTGTATGGATATTGGTGTCCACAATGTGCGCTGCTGCATTTGCAATCGTTGTTTTCTCGCCAGATGTCACATGGATGCCGTTGTTTGCAATGTGTGTCGCAGCACTTGCAATTGTGGCCTTTTCCGATCCTGTAACGTGTACAGAACCATTAGCAATGTGCGCGGTAGATGCCGCGATAGCCGACTTTTCATCTGCCGTTACGTGGATTGCGCCGTTCGCAATGTGGGTTGCTGCACTAGCAATCGTGGACTTTTCGCCAGATGTTACATGAATACCGCCGTTTGCAATGTGCGCATCCGCTGTTCCTTTGTTCGTCTGAATGCGCTGGAAGTTGTCGTTGTTCGCAGCCTGAAAAATTTTAAAGAGCGGATTAAGGTCCGCACCAGTGGCCGAGCCGTCTGCATCGACAACTTCGCCCGTTAAAAACTTATGGTAATCGCTGTCTGCGATATTAGACACTTAAATCACCCTCTCACAACCGCTTTAAACTCCCCGGTTGCCGTGATCGTTACGGTGTTAAAAGGTTCAAAGCAATCATCCCATGCTTCGCCTGCATCAACCGGAATTGTCATGCCATTGATTTCGAATGTAAGCGTTGCACTTCCCTTGTTGACGATAGCGAATCCGATCATCGTATGAGTGTAGTTCTTTTCGGTGTCGGCAGAGCCTTCAAAGTAGTCTCGAACTACTCCGCCTACAACCGGGTAATTTCCGTCTTCATTCGGCGTAATGATTACCCGCAAACTCATAAACATAAACCTCCCTATCTTGTAAAATACCCACCCACTTGCGAAAAGTGAGTGGGTATTTTCGAATTGGTCAACGGTTAGGTAATATGAATTAAGCTGCACCCGTTCCGAGCGAACCGACAATGCCACGGAAGTCCGAGTATCCAACAGAGAACCGCATGTAAGCACGGTACTTCGCCTGCATGGTGTCGAAGTCGTTGGTGTTGGCGAATTCCAGCTTGTCACGCCAGAAGAAGTTCAGTTCTGCGACAGTCGGATCGATGACGAACCAATGCGTATCGGAACCGCCATTCTTCGCGGAGATGTAGTCCCAAACGACGACCTTGAATTCGTTCTGAATCACGTTCTTGTCGTTCGTGATCCCCGAACCAGTTCCAAGTTCCGACAGGTTGCCGGACTGAATGATCGTTTGTGCCTTGAATCGAAGCGCCGGGGGAACCAGCAGAATCGTCGGGTTGCATTCGATCATGATTCCTGCATCGTTCCGCTGGTCGGCGGCTTGGATCAGAGCAGCTTTCAAGTTGCGGTCAGACAGCGCACCATCATTGGCACCAGCGCCGTAGCTTGCAGCAAGGCGATTGTCGATGGTCGTTTTGTCATTCAACGCCAAGTGACTGTGCGAAATCAACGGCTGTCCGTCGAATCCGTTTTGCGTGAATGCGGTGTTGATGATGCGTGCCGAAACCGTTTCAACCGTAGCCCGAGCCGCTACGCCGAGTTTCTTCGGCATCTTGCGGATTTGGTTGTACATCTGGTCACGAACCAGTTTGCGCTCGATAGTGAAGCCTTTCGCATACTCTTCGTGAATGTACTGCAACGGTTGTCCGCGAGTCGGATCGTCGTACTGGATGGAACCAGCAGACTCCTTCCGGTCGAACAATCCGAAACCACCCATACGGAAGTCGGTTTCAACCGCCTTGTCCGAATCTTGGACGTTGAAAATCAAATTATACTTTTGCGGCTTTTCCCGGTAGCTGTCGAAAAAGATTTTCCGAAGGCCCGGTTCCAGCAAGCGCCCATAACGTGCAGACATTAACATGGTCGGTTACCTCCCTTACGCCCCGAGTGTGACGTATACGTATTTTCCGTCCGGAGAAATCGCTTCGACGGTGACTTGCGCGTTGGCCGTGTTCGTCAGGTCTACAGTTTGATCGCCTGCTGCATCCTGCGAGATTCCGTAAGCAACGCCGATGTTGGCGTTAGCTGCGGTTTGTCCCGATTTAACGGCTACCTTGAAGACGTTGTTGCCACCCGGACGAATCTTACCCATGCCGTTCGGATAAAGAGTCGAATCCGTAATAGCAGCGTTGAACGATGCGCGGGATGCTGCGTATGGGCCGGAAGTCACGAGTCCGGTAAACTCGACATCTTCCAGAACGCCGACAGCAGCAGGCGGGCTTGCGCCGTCTTTCGCACGGCGGATCAAACCAGAATTGCGGATAACCAAGTCGCCTTTGGTTGTCCCATTCGTGCCCACGCCGTTCTTGTAGTTGGCTTCGGTATCAAGCGGAGCATCGTTTACAACGCCGCTGGCACCGCCACCACTCTTTGCATAAGCAAAAATGAATGCCATTTGGGGTTCCTCCTATTACGTAGGATTTTTCTTGTTTTTCAAGTAATCCTTTTCGGATATCCCCAACATTTTCGCAGCGAACCTTTCATCGGCAGTCAGAACTTCGGTATCGGACTTACTTCCGCCCTGCGGCGGCAGCGGTCCTTTACCTTTCCTGCCGGAGATTTCAGCAAGCGCTTCGGTACGCATGAGCTTTTTCTGTTCCTCCAAAATCTTAGGTCCATGTAGAGCGTACAAGGCTTGTTCCAGAGGGACGTTTGGATTTTTCAGAACCGTCAGCATGTACCCGCGTGCTTGTGTAATCTCTTCGTCCGTAATGTATGGATGGTTCGTTTTGATCGTGTTGGTTTCCAATGCCATGCGCGATTCCCATTGCTGGAACTTTAGCTGAATGTCAGCTTCTTCCGTTTCGCGGAGACGTGCTTCGGCTTGTTCGGCGCGTTGCCGTTCCGCAATAACTTGCGGGGCTGCAAGCTGCGCCTGTTCTGGCGTAATGCCGGGATTTTGCCGTTGCAGTTCTGCTTGAACTTGCGCCATACGCAATTCTTGCATCATCTGCTCCGGTGTTTTACCAGACATCTGCGCCAAAGTCTGAATAATCTGGTACTCCTGCGAATTCTTCAACGCTTTTTCAGCAATAGCCGCTTCGCGTTGCCGCCGTTGTTCGGCGAAATGTGCATTTTCTTCGGGAGTTTGAACGCGTTTTTGCGTATTATCCTCCGGTTTGTTGGCGTCTTCCGTCTTCGGTTGGCCGTTGGCATTCGGTTCCGACTTAGAATCCGGTTTCCGTTCGGGTTCCCCTTGTCTGCCGCCGTCTTCGTCAGCGTCCTCGTCGAGCATGTCCTCTAAGTCAACATCGTCCAAGTCTTCATCATCTTGACCGTTGATTTGTTCGACTAAAGACTCTAAACTATCATCGTCACCTTTGCCGCCGTTGTCGTTGCCGCCTTCCAAACTCGCAAGATACTCGTCAATGGTCATGTCCTGCTCCCTCTCCCTTTTTGCGCGTGGGACGCGAATGTTGGTTGCCCGATTTTTGCGGACGGGGCCAGTCCGAATCGTTGAAGAATAATCTATCTCATATAGAATATCTTGTCAACATGTTTTATGTATTTTTCGGGCATTATAATGTAAGAAAAGGGGCGTGATTGCTTTCAGCTTCGGTACGCATTGGCGATTTGGCATCGTATTTTGGGCCATTCTAGCGATAGGAGGGATTACCTCTAATCCCTTAACTGCCCTAATCGGGTCCGTTTTGCCCGATAGTGACCATAAAAGGTCCCCGATTGGCCGAATTTTACCCGTTTGGTTGATTGCTAGACATAGGGGATGGACGCACACAATTTGGGGATTGTTGCTGTTCAGCGGGCTAACGTGGATTTTATTCGGATGGTGGAGCGCGGCGGGCCTTGCTATCGGGTATGTCTCCCATTTACTATTGGACTCTTGCACACCGTACGGAATTTACCCATTTGGTAAAAGAAAAGCCCGCCGTTAATAGGCGGGCAATTCGTGGCATAAAGCGTCACCTATACGCCACTTCTCATGAAAAGAGTGAAAGGATGATGGTCCATGCCTTTATATTACCATAATTAACCGTTGCGCGCAATAGCGGCATTCGCCCACATGATAGCTTGTTCCAAATTCGTGATCGCCAGAGAGCGCTCCCGGCAATCGGGACATGACTCAGCAATTAGGTAAGCCAGTTCCTTACCCTTCTCGCGAAGCGCCGTGTACAATTCCGGCTGGCCCGGCTTCGGCGCG